CGCACCTCGGCGTGATGTCCCACTCGGCGATATCCCGGCAGAGACGCACCGCCCTGTACCTCACCCTGTTCGCCGGCTCCCGCACCCTGGCCTGGGTGGTCTGCATGGCGTTCATCGGACTGTACGAGATCGGCCTCGGCGGCAGCTTCATCACCGGCTTCGCGCACCTGTCCTCGCTGGTGCTGTGGGTGTCCGTTATCTCCTACTATTGTAACGCAAGTACAGATCTGGCCAACTTCACGGCCGGTCTCGCCGCGCTGTTCTCGTCCGACTCCCATGCTGCCACGGTCGCCGCCTCCGTCTCGTTCGGCGCGGACTTCGAGGCCATGGAAGCCGACATAGCGCGCCTCGCTGATCTCCAGCCCGGCGAGGAGGCCACCGAGCTGGCCACCGCGATCCGGCGGCGGCTCCAGGCGGAACCGGGCCGCACATGACCGGCATCCCGGAGGTCATCCGCCAGCGGTATGACGCCACGTTTGACCTGCCCGTAAGGTATAATACGAATGTAAGAGCCCCCGCGACGGCTGGAACCGCCCGGGGGTGTGGCCACACCTCTTGGAGCGGTGCGACTCTTGAAAACTACCCCTACCGTAGGCCGTTGGCGTCCCGTGCTGCATTACGAGGGACTCTATGAGGTGTCCGATCGCGGCCAGGTGCGCAGCCTCGATCGGATGGCCGCGCACGGAAGCCGCGCCGGAGGCCACGCCGGGACCATGACCCTCCGTGGCAAGATTCTCGCCCCCGCCCCGCATCGATCCGGGCATGTCGCCGTCCATCTCAGCCGGGACGGCGTTGTGGAGACGGTCCAGGTTCACCGCTTGGTCCTTGAGGCATTTGTGGGCGCTTGCCCGGATGGGCAGGAGACACTTCACGGGCCGGGCGGACCCGCTGACAACCGCTGGCCCGAGAACATCCGCTACGGCACGCGTAGTGAAAACACGATCGAGCGGCACCGTGACGGGGTTATGCAGAACGCGAAGTTGACACCTGAGATCGTGATCATCTGCCGCCAGCGGCGCGTAAACGGGGACACCTACGGGGCGATGAGCCGTGACTACGGGGTGAGCGAGCAGGCCATGTGGAGAGCCGTGAACGGCAAATCGTGGGGGCATGTCGCATGACAGATCCACCGGCCGTCATCCCGCAGCGGTATGACCCGTGTATCCCGCTGGGGGACCTGCGAGAACACCCCGCCAACCCGAACCAGGGCGACGAAGGCGCCGTCTGTGAATCCCTTGACGCTCACGGGTTCTACGGCGCGGTCCTCGTCCAGGAGTCCACCGGGATCGTGTTCGCGGGCAACACCCGGCTCCGGTCCGCGCGGGATAAGGGCATGGCGGGCATCCCCGGGTTCTGGTGCCAGGTCGATGATGACACGAGGGATCGCATCCTGTCGGTGGATAACGAGGCGACCCGGAAGGGCCGCAATGATGAATCCAAGCTGGTGGCGCTGCTGACGGGGCTGGCGCAGCAACCTCGGGGCCTGGAGGGCACCGGTTTTGACGGCGATGATCTGGATGCGCTCATCGCGGCCATGGCCTTCGAGGGCGGCGGGGGAGGCGGCGGGCCGGCACCGGAGGCGCGGCCATCGCTGGCGGACAGGTTCCTGATCCCGCCGTTCTCGGTGCTCGATGCTCGGCAGGGCTGGTGGCAGGAACGCAAGCGCGCATGGATCGGACTCGGCATCCGCTCCGAGATCGGCCGCGGCGAGGAAGTCAAGGGCCAGCGCGCCGCGAACCATGACCCCGAGTTGCACGGCGAGCGCTACGCCAAGGGCAGCAGGGCTTATACCTCTTCCGAGTGGGTGCGCAGCAAGGGAATCAAGGGGAACGCGGCCCACCAGTCCGGAATCAGCATCTTCGACCCCGTGCTTTGCGAGGTTGCTTACCGCTGGTTTTCTCCGCCGCACGGTCACGTAATTGACCCGTTCGCCGGCGGTTCCGTGCGGGGGGTCCTTGCGGCGGCGCTCGGCCGCACCTACGTAGGCAACGACCTGTCAGCGGCACAGACCGCAGCTAACGCCGAGCAGGCAGACGAGCTAGCCGCAGGGGGAGTCCTTGACCGTGCGTCCGTCACCTGGACATCCGGCGACTCGGCCGACTGGGTAGCCGAGCTAGAGCCTGAATCCGCCGACCTGATCTTCACCTGCCCGCCGTACCTGTGGCTTGAGCGCTACAGCGACGACCCGGCCGACCTGTCCACCATGACACAGGACGGATTCACCGACGCGTTTACCCGCATCCTGCGCGGTGCCGCAGACGCGCTCCGCCCCGACCGGTTCGCGGTGGTCGTCATCGGAGACGCACGCGACAAACGCACCGGGCGGCTCGCCGACCTGCACGGGCTCACCGTCGAATGCGCCGCCAAGGCCCGGCTTGCGCTGCACACCACGGCAATCCTTGTGACCGCCTGCGGCAGCCTGCCCATCCGCGCCGCAAAGCAGTTCGAGGTCAGCCGGATACTCGGTGCCACCCACCAGGACGTCCTCGTGTTCGTGAAGGGCGACCGGAAGCGCGCCGCTAAAGCCTGCGGTGACGTGGACCTGTACCTGCCTGATGAGATATCTGGCGCTTTCAGCGAAGAAGGCACCGAAGATGCTTGAAGCTTCTCCCTTCCTTCGGCGAAGCTTCAGGTATGGGGCTGGCACGGGAACTGACGATGGGACCGAAGCGCAAGGGCGCCCAGCGTCCCGGCAGCGCCCCGGACTACGCCGCCCTCAAACGCCTCACCACCGCACCCGTCCCCGACCTGGAAACGTTCCGCGCCCTGCTCGACCGGGTGGGCAACGGCGGCCGGATGCGCTACGCCGAGGGCCTGATCTACACCGTCGCCTGCGCCCGCTACAGCGCCCTGTCCGGCGAGCAGTACGGACCCACGGTCGGCACGTACTAGCCACGCCGGGGGTCCGGCCGTGACCCGCCTCGACCCTCCCGCCCACCTGGACGAGGAACGCCGCGCCATCTGGGCTGAGACCATCGCCCGTCTCACCGCAGGCGGCCGGATCTTCCGCGCCGACCCCGAGATCCTGACCACCTACGTGGAGGCGGTCCGGTCCCACCGTCAGGCATCCCGGCTCCTCGCGCAAACCAACGTCATGATCACCCGTGACGGCGTGGCCATGGAAAACCCGGCCCTGGCGATCCAGCGGAAGTCCGCCGAGTCGATGGCCCGCGCGTCCCGGTCCCTCGGCCTGGACCGCCTGCCTGTAGCGGAGCCGCCCCCGCCTGCCCCCGCAGCGCCCCACACGGCACCGGCGGCACCTGACCAGCGGAACACCATGCCCGGCGGAACGCGTGACGGGAAAGGCCGCTACAGCCGCACCATCGACACCGCCCGCCGGGACGCTGAGGCGGCGGCGCTGCGCGCCAGTGGCCGAACCTTTGACCAGATCGCCGCCGAACTCCGGTTCTCCTCCAGGGCGAAAGCGTACGAGGCCGTGCAGCGCGCTTACGCGGACATCCCCTACGAGGGCGTCGAGGAGGCGCGGCGGCTGGATCTTGAGCGGATCGACCGGCTGATCGGGCACTGCTGGGCCGTGATGCTGCGCGAGCACCTCACCATCTCCCAGGGCCGCATCGTCGGCAAGCGTGTTGGCTGGGAACGGGACGAGGCGACCGGCGAGGTTCTGCGCGATGGCGACGGGGCGCCGGTCCCGGTGTACGAGGACATCCTTGACGACGGGCCGGGAATGACGGCGGTCCGGGAAATCCGCGGGCTGCTGGAACGCCGCGCCCGGATCACCGGCTACGACGCGCCCGCCCGGTCCCGGATCGAGGTCGTCACCCCGGAGACGGTCGAGGCTCACATCGCCGCCCTGGAGGCGGAGCTTGCCCGCAACGACCCTGCGGGTTGAGGCGCCGCTTGAGCGGCTCCGCTACCTGCGGGAGCTGCAGAAGCGGGCCGCGCGGATCAAGTCGGGCGTGGCCAGGTACTACGACGATCCGGTCGGGTTCCTGGACAACTGCATCGACTGGGGCGACGGCGACGGGCCGACCGACTACCAGCGGGAGATACTCGGCACCTTCCCGGCGAAGAAACGGGAAGCCGTCCGCAGTCCGCACGGAGCCGGCAAGTCCAGCCTCGCCGCCTGGGTCATGCTCTGGTTCGCGCTCACCCGCGATGCCGCCGGGGTCGAGTGGAAGGGGGTCGCGACGGCAGGCGCCTGGCGCCAGCTCATAAATTACCTTTTCCCTGAGCTGCACAAATGGGCCTCGCGGATCAGATGGGATGTCGTCCGCGACGGGCACCCGTTCACCAAGGCCGAGCTGCTGAACCTGAACCTGCGGCTCGGCCATGGAGCACTCTCCGCGGCGGCGTGCACCACCCCGGCGCTGATCGAGGGCGCGCACGCCGACTCGCTCTTGTTCATCTACGACGAGGCAAAGGCGATCCCGGCCGGGACGTTCGACGCGTGCGAGGGCGCGTTCTCCGGCGCGGGCGAAGGCGGCACGGAGGCGTTCGCCCTGGCGCTGTCCACCCCCGGGCAGCCGCAGGGCCGGTTCTACGACATCTGCACCCGCAGGCCCGGCTACGAGGACTGGCATCCCGTTCACGTCACGCTGGAAGACGCCATGGCTGCGGGCCGGATCACCGCGGAATGGGCGGATCAGCGTGCCCGGCAGTGGGGCGAGCAGTCGGCGATCTTCC